CAAATATCAGGATATTAATAAATATCCATTAGGTTATTTTATATATTCAGCCCAGAGAAACTTGCCGAAGGAATGGCTGATTTACTTCGGTGTGAGGATTTATGGAACAAGATAAATTTAATGAAAAATTTACTAAATTCCCTTACAGATCAGATTTTATTGATGGAAATAAAAATAATGGAGGAATAAATTTAGTAGAACACCCAGAAAAAATAGAAGAAATTCATGAAATATTAGAGTATCCATTCATGAAAGATATTTTATTGAAAATTAATTCCACCGATACAATTTTTATGACTTTTGGCTGTGATTTTGGAGTTCAGGATAATCACCATTGTGGGTATATTGATTTTTCATACAAAAGCAACCTCATCCCTAATGATTATACAAAGATAAGAAATTTAGATAGTGAATTTTATCAATACCTCTCTAGTTTAAACGTTCCTTGGGGGGAAGTAGGGACTCCAGTTGACTACGCCAAAAGTGCTCTTTATTGGGAGTATTCAGATCTAGTGGTTTACGATTCGCAAAAATACGAGAAAGTTTCTCTTTGGATGAAGGCGAGAGAGTATTCTGCGTTAGAGTGGCTTGCAACTCATTTTTGTAACTTTTTAATTGCTTATAAGTCATAAGTATTCCTTATTTTTATCTTAGCTATAAAAAATAAAGCGTAACAATGTCAGTTTTGTTGCGCTTTAACCATTGTATGAAAATAATTTCGAGCATATTCCTCCGCTCTACCAAAGAAGTGCTTTAACCCCTCATCAGGATTAAAATCTTCTTCATATCGCAATGTCAGGCTAGAATTATCATCATCAGATAAAATCTTAGTAATAACAACTTTTGATTCCAAGGTGGATACAGTTCCTATGGAAAAATTTAAGTTATCCTTAAATTCTTCAATAGCGCCATCTGTGAATCTAAATGACTTAATTGGAAATCCAACTTCAATTTTCATAACTACCTCTCTTAATTACCAACTTCTTACTTTTTCCAAAGCACCACCGCTACGCATTTCGTTACCAAGTACGTCATAAACCGTACCTCTCACCATTTGCTGTATTTGTTGCGCTTCCTTTTGAGTGATGCCATTAGGTGCTTGAACTTGAAATGTAAAGTTCATATCACCCATGCTGACACCATTACCACCTTTACCTATTTGTCGATTACTAATAACTCGACCATTATCACCCGGTATCATGTACTGACTACCATTAGATGCTTTGAATATCTCAGGCTTACCACCTTCACCCACTCTATACATAGAACCAGCATTTACGGGTCCACCATTTTTACGAGCACCAGCAACCAACCCCATCGTTTTACTAGCCGCCATAGCCGCCGTATATGATGATGTTCCCGTTGCTACTGCTGCGCCTAATGTGGCTATTGATGCGCTTAACGCCGCTGGTGCCCATGCCGCTTGTGCTGCCGCAGCCTGAGCCAATGCAGATGCTTGAGCGGCTGTCGCCATACTTTCACCCATAATCATATTCTTAACCTGTTGCATACCCATTTGAACTAGAGCGCCAACGGCTTGGTCTACAATGGTTAAGGCGACATTACGGAAAGCATCGTTAAGGGATTGTGTTTGAGTTAATAGCCCTGTGAGTACGTTAGTAGAGCGTTGTCCTAATGCGTCCAACCCATCAGCTAAGAATTGATTGGCTTGGCTCTGATTGCGCCATATCTCCCATTGAGCATTTAACCGGTCTTGCTCATATTGAGTATTAGCAGCATTCATTAACTCTAAGCCACGCTGAGTAATAGCGCCTTTTTCTGTTTCAAACTCACGAATAAGTGCAAGTTTACGCTCGTGTTCGTTTTTGAGTTGCTGAACAGGATCCACTTTCCCTTTGATGTCATCTTGCGGTGAGACAGCGTTATTAGCCTTTATTTCGGCTATCTTTTGTTGATATTCCGCCTCAATTTCAGCTTTACGCCTTGCTGCCTGTTCAGTGAGAGATACATCATCTTTTGTTATCCGCTCTAAGTCTGCCAACTGTTTATCGTGAGATTCTTTAGCCTTGGCGACTAAATCAAGCTCAAGCGCGGCTTTCTTATCAGCTAAATTACGCTCAATGTTATATTTATCTTCTGCGAGTTGCTCCGCTTTTTCAATCTGCTTAGGAGACGCCTTGTCACCAAGCGCCTTAACCGCATCATACTTAGCCATTTCAAGAGAGCCTTCTTTGTAACCTGTGTTTAAGCGCTCAATTTCTTCTCTTTGGCGCTTTAGTGCTTCGTATGCTGCGTCTGTGGCTTTGGTTGATTCCTTGGTTGTTTTGTTGCGTTCGGCTTCCGCATCTTTGGCATCTTGCGCCGCAATTGCAGCCTGATTTAATATTAGAACTTCTTTTTCTGATAGATTATTATCCTCCGCATAGAACTGAACTTTTAGCAACCTCTTATCAATTTCACTTTTAGCATTGGCTAGCTTAGCCTCACGCTCTAGTGACTTTCTCATATCTAACGCTTTATCTGACAATTTAACTTCAAGCTGAGTGGCATTAAACTCACCTTTCGCACCAGTCGCCTCCCTTATTTGCTGAGTAAGTCTACCTAATGCGGACTTTTCAACATCAAGAGTAGTTGCACTTTTAACACTCAAATCAATGGCTTCTTTTAGCTTCCTATTGTACTCATCTTGAGCGTCTGCGAGGTATTTAGTGATATCTTCAGATTTTTTCTTATTTTCTGCTAAATCACCTTCTAGCTCTATCTTCTCTCTTAATATGTTTATTGTATTTCTTTCAATTAACTCTGGGTTATTACCTAGAGCGTCCTGCTGCATCCTTAGGCGAGCCTCAAGTCTAGCTAGTTGTTTTTCCTGCTCCTCCATTTCCGCATTTATAACTTTCTGCTTGTCGGCGGCATCTTGCGCGTCACGAGCAATTTCTTGATATGAAAGCCCTTTTAATTTATCTGCTAGTTGATCTACGTTATCTGCAAAGTCATGTGCTTCTTGTTTTGCTTGCTCCGTTTTTTGATAGAAATAATACATTGCAGCACCAGCAAGCATCAGCACCCCCATCGGGCCACCTAAAGGTGCAGTGGCTATATTGAGCGCTCTCATTGCGCCAGCCATAGTAACACTGGTTGCCGCAACTCTTGCTTGAGCCGCCGCTAACCTATTTGTTTCCAGAGTTTCCTGCCTAGTTAATGCTGTTATTCTTGCTGTATTTGCCGATAATTCATTTCTTATTCTTGAGCGTTGTTGTTCTGTCTGAGCAGCCGAAAGCTGAGCTGATAATGATTGTTGAGTCGTTAAAGCAAATGCCTTTTCTGCCTGCACTCTAGTTAGTGTCTCTTTTGCAGCAACCACCTCTGCTTTGGCTGAGTTTCTTGTTGCTATAGTGCTTGTTATTGTATCTTTTGCTTTCTTTAATTGCGCAGCACCAGCAAGAGATAATGCACCAACAAACCTTGAACCAATTGTCATTGCTGTCAAAGCAAGAACATCCGTCATTACATCCAAATTTTTACTAACAGTAATAACGGCATCACTAAATACACTAAGCCCTGCCTTTACTGTTGTATTTTCACCGAGAAACTTAGTGACATTATTCCCCGCCTCTTGAAATGCTTGCGACATTGTTCGAGTTGTTTTAGCGAATTCCTTACCGATCGCATCACCTTGAGAAAGTAGTCCTTTCACAACAACATCAGTGGTTAGTTTGCCTTCTGCCGCCATCTTACGAAGTTGACCAATACCGACACCCATCGAGTCAGCAAGTGCAACCATCAAACGGCTACCCTGTTCCGCTACTGAGTTAAATTCCTCACCACGGAGAACCCCAGAAGCGATACCTTGTGATAGCTGAATGATGGCATTTTCTGCTTCCTGTGCAGTAGCGCCAGAGACGATAAACCCTTGATTGATGATGGATGTTAATTTTGCTAAGTCTGCCGCTGATGTATTGTATTCTCTCGTTCCTCGCTCAAGACGTGCATAGAGTGTTGCTGTAGCATCAAGGCTAGAACGCGTTGCTTGAGAAATATCAAATACTCGCTGAGTAACATCAACAAGTGATTCGCTAGCACGAACTGAGTTAGATAATTTGTTGTTTAATTCAGTCCATGCTTCGGAGTAACTAGCAACCATTGAAGCCGATAAATAACCGGCAAGTGATGCAGCAACCTTGGATAAAGATAACATTGAACGTTCAGTATTATTTACCGATTGAGACGTTCTGTTAAAGCTACTATCCATACGATTAAGACGTTGCTCTAACTGACGTTGAGATGTTAGCAATTGCTCAACATCCATTTGAACTTGATAAACAATTTCGCCTACTTGTGCCATTTGTCGGCTCCTTAAAATAAAAAACCCCGCCTATTGGCAGGGTTAGTTGATGTTTGATTTAAAATTAAAAAGAGCTTTTTTTATTTTCTTCTATTTCCTTAACACATTCTGGATTGTTAGCGAATGTGTACTGAAGGAAGATATACCCATTAGATCCGCTATCCGCTCTCGCCTCAACAGCTATACTACTCAGTTCATTTTCTTTCATGTTGTCATTTTGCTCTTTCCACCTAGCACTTAAATATCTTTCTTGCTTATACAACCCCATCATCCAGTCTTGAGGGTTCCGCCATATAGATCCAGATAAAAGAATATCTTCTTGTTTTGGTTTTCCATACAAAGATTCCAAAGTATTAACCAACTCATTGAATTCCTGCCGTAACGGCTGTCCGTAACTGTTTGTTTTTATATCATTACCAATAGCTCTTATCTGACATAAACCAACTGTTGGAGAGATAACTAATCCAAATGATGAAAACTCGGAGTTTTTTTTAGGTGAGCTGTTCGTTAAGTATAGGTTTTGCTCATCATCAACAAGGCGTATCTCGCCAGTTATCATTGATTCAATGTTTTCTCTTGTAAGTCCAATCTTAAACCCAAATGGGCCTGATTCCGGCGGGAGCATAGATTGTTTTTCATTATCTGATTTAATATTTTCTTTTGTATTTATCTGGGAGTTATTGTTGCTTAATTGATTATCATAGTTAATTGGTGCCAATCCATATTTAGCAGATAAATACTTTTGTTGTAACGTAGCTAACGTTTGCTCTTGTGTTGCTATTGTTGCTAATTTCATTGATAGAATTAATCCACCAGAATATTTCTTAGCTTCATTTTTCTCGCTTTCAATTTCTTTTTTAATTTGATTTATTTCCGCTTCAAGTTTATTTGCTAGATCTTGGTTTGCTTGGGTTTGCTCTATAACAATGTTAACTTTAGCTCCAGACTCAAGAGCATTTATCCGTTGCTGTAAAAGAGCCTTATTCACCTCTAAAACTTCAGTTTTTGCAGTAATTAGAGATTTTATTAACCCGCCAGAATACAAATTCTGCTCAGATTTAGATTCTGATATGTCATTTTCAACCTGTGATAATTCTGATTTTAAATTATTTACTAGTTCAATATCTTGAGGTGATAACTCTTTTTGACCACAACCAGAAATTAATAATGAACCAATAAAAATCGCCAAAACTATTTTTTTCCTCACAACACCATCCTCGTTAGTTAATTTGTTATTAGTTTAGCTGTTTGTGGTGCAAATGGGAGCAAATTAGAAAAGTAATTTATAATAAATAGTGGGTATAGAACCCACAAAAATATTGACAACACACAACGTAGTGGGTATTATACCCACATCAACGAAACGGAGGATTAATGAGTAGTGCAGAATTAATCAAAAGACTAATCGCTGATGGATGGGTTAAAGCTAGACAAGATGGCAGTCACGTTACTTTAACTAAAGAGGGAAGCGATAAAATTATCACCGTCCCTCACCCTAGAAAAGATTCTTCAAAGGGCATCATCCGGCAGGCTCAGAAAATATCAGGCCTTAAGTTGTTATAAAAGGGAGCGGTTATACCGCCCCTTCATCTGCATACTCGTCAATATGATAAATTAAGAGGTAAATATGATATACCCACTCTTTATATTCAAAACAGAAGACGGCTTTGATGGCTATTTCCCAGATGTTGAAGGTTGCTTTTTTGCTGGTGACAACATAGAAGATACAATCAGAAATGCTGAATCTGCATTTGCTCAACATATGGAAGTTTTAACCGATAACGGGGGACACGTGCCAGCCCCAAAGGATCCTTCTACCTATCTAAATGATGATAGATTGAAAGAGGATGACGGCATTCTTGGTCTTGTTGAGATAGATCCAGCAAAATATGAATCTAAAGCAATTAAGTTCAATTTAACAATGCCAAATAATCTATTAACAGCTATCGACAAATATATTGCTCAAAGTGGGCATTATAAAAATCGCTCTGCTTTTTTGGCTGACTTAGCTAGAAAAGAGATAGCCAATCATTAATTAAAGGGCGGGATCACCGCCCTATTTTCCAACGTGAAAAACCTCAATCAAGAGGCCTGTATGTAAAGATTTAAATCTGCGTTGTGAATATCACAATACAGATTAAATATTGATTTTATTAGTAAAGCATATTTGCTTTACAAGCCGTCCTTGGCTTGAGTGATTAGAACAATTTAGCTAAATCCACATCATAAGCGGACTTCCATGCGCCTGATGGGTATGAGTTGGCTGTTCCGTATCTATCATCATGAACAGTAGATATTTCTACATCATTTTCTTTGCACCATTTCTTCAATGGTTGCCATTTGAATTTTTTGTTTAGTTTCTTCTCTACTGCTAATACTGTTGCATGTTTTTTACTTTCACCTAGCTTTTCAGCAAGGCGATTCTTTTCACGAACAGCTTTAGATGCCGTAGCCATTGAAGTTGCTTGACGCTTATTTCCAATCCATGCCTTTGTTTCTATCGCGTGGTCACGCTCCGCTGCGATCACTGCTTTCTCTTTTTCTGCTTTTAATAAGTTTTCCAGTGCTTCAATGTAATTACCAGGAAGGTTATTATTTTTTCGTGTTCCAAAATAGGTATCTTCGAGTAACTCAAAGAAATCCCATGCTTGATCAGTTTCCAGCATTTTAGCGTGGCGAGATGCTCCGCGTTCTGTCCAGAGATAAAGCAATCTAGCTTTGTTCGATATTTGCACTCCACTAAATGATGACCGCAAAATAGATAATTCATCACCTTCAATCTTGAAGTAATGTTTACCTTCTTCGAATCTAGATTGATTTCGATTGAAATTATTTTGTATGCTTTTAATCTCCGCGCCATAACCAATAGCCAGTGATTCAGTGGTAATCACCTTCTGGTTACGATAATAGACTTCTGGAACCGTAAAACGGTTTTGCGTGACAACTGAGTTATTGTTTGCTACTGTAATTTGACTCATAAAACATTCCTTTTAGGTTTTGTTTGGGATTAGCCAACAGGAGCGAACTGTTGGCTTTTCTGTTTTTAGTGCCTATCAATGTGTTAACCTCTTAAGTTGTTTTGTCTTAGCTATTCCTTTCATGTGTTGTGAATACATTAAAAACATACTCATTGTTGAATTGAGATGTTTTGCCATTTTCGGATCGAAGTTTTCCATATCCTTTCTAGCCTCATCCCATGTTGTACAAATCAGACTTAATCTTGCTAATAATCCGTTTACACTTACTGAACTGTCTTTTTCGACTGGTAAATCTTTCTTGTCAGCTATTTCTCTATCCAGAATATCCAGCACCCATTTACGGAATTCTTTAGCCACTGGAGTAGATGCGAACATTGCGATCAGGTGTGCACCACGTAAAGAAAAAACTCTAACCATTACATCAACTTCACCAGTTTTCCTAACCAACGTCATTTTGACGGTGGTTGTCATTGAGTCCGTAAACTCGTCTGAATTACGAGCGTAAACACGGTTAACGTTGTCGGTTCTGCTATAACCTAAAGCCTTAGCCAATTCAGTCGATGTGAACCATAACTGACCATCTTGATAAATCGGCTCAAATGTAATGTTCTGGAAAGTTAAATCTGTTTTAGCTACAATGTTCATGTCACTTATTCCTGTCGCAAGGGTATTTGACGTTAAGGCCTCATTCGATTCATTCGGGTGGGGTCTTTTCACTTTATTGAGCATTTTTCCTTTGCCCTTCAACTCTGTTTTTTCTATCCGTTAATATTTTTACTATCTCTGCATTTAAAGATCTTGCGTTACTACCCGCTTCCATCTCATACCACTCTCTAACCTCGTTAGGCATTCTTAGCGGATATGGGGATATTCTACTGGTCTTTTGACTCACATTGACTCCTTATTTATCGCAATATTTTACTTGGTACACTTTAATAGTGATCCTTATGGACTCACTTGTCAAGTTCACTTTGTAATATTAGACTCCTTTTAATGAATCATTAGGAGTCACGCAAATGTCAAGAATAGCTCCATACCCTCTACGCATGACGCCTGAAATGCGAGAAAGGCTAGAAAAGCAAGCAAATGAGAATCATAGAAGTTTGCAACAGGAAATCATCTATCAGTTGGATACCATGTATCACATAGATGCTGTACTAGATAGCGCCTCACTTAAAGGTGATAGTTACAGCAGGGTAATGACTTTATTGAAGGAATATAAATTAGCCTCTCAACTTGCAGGAGAAGTTGAAAGGCTGAAACATCAACTATCTTTGCTTAGTGGCAGCGTAACAACACCTGAATCTGACAAATTCATAGAAATTGAAACCCAAGCTAACATAATTAAAGAATCAGTAGATAAGATACTTAAGCAAATACCTTTCAGAGTATCGGGGATTTCGAAAAAGAAATAACCACCCAAACCAAGGATGGGTTAGCTCCTGCTGAGTGTTAGATTAGCTGGTGCGCAAATTGAAGCAAAGTGGTTATATCTGATATAGGTTGTTTTAGTGCAAAAAGGTATACTGTGTACAAAATACTAGAGAAGGGAATGATACATGACAGAAGAACAGTCAACATTATCCATAGATTCAAAAATAGAGTGGTTGCAAAAAACCATTTCCAGAACAGATAGCTACCTAAATTCAGCAAATACAAAATCGACAATAATGCTTACATTTTCTATCGCCTTAGGGACTGCAATCTGTATTAATTCAATACACATACTAAAACTTGGTTTTATATATCAGTTTGCAATTAGCATATCGGTTCTTTTACTACTTAAATCATCTATTCATTCTTTACTAGCAATAAGACCATTTTTAACACCAAGTGATAAAGCAAACATATTCTCATTTGTCGATATAACAAATACATATAGAACATCAGAGGAGTACGAGCGTAAAATAAACACAGTCAATAAAAATGAGATAATTCGTGAAATGTCATCGCTAAACTACGCCTTATCTAAAGGGTTGATGAAAAAATACGAGTCTCAACAAAAATCTGTGGATTCAATCATTATGTCACTTGTAATAATGTCTTTGACCTTATTATTTTCTTTTAATACAGGATGTTGAAATGAGTTTTGATAATATATATGAATCACTAAATAAAGAACTGTCCCAAGTTTCGGATAAAAAATTCCGTTCTGTTAATAAATCAAATATATCAACTGAAGATTGGTCTACTCGAGCTACAGCAGGTAATGAGTGTTACAGTCGACCTGTTACGCTTGAGGAATCAAACATTGGTGAAACATTATCTGCCCCAAAAATAAACTATGATTTTGAAAGTCAAATCAGGACACTTTTTAAAAAACCAATAAAATCCATTGATGATAGAAAAATCGGATGTCACCCAGACTTTAAAAATCTTGAAAAAAATGAATCAAACCTAGTCATGGGTTATACAATAACACTATTTATGGATATTATTGGCTCAACAAAGCTGGGGGTAATATACCAACCAGATGAAGTCTTTTTTATAAAAAATAGTGTAATCAAATGTGCAATAGAAACGATCAATGCTTTTGATGGTCATGTACATAGAATTATGGGTGATGCTGTAATGGCATTCTTTCGCTCTAATGACGCAAAGAGTCATATGGATAGTGCAATTGATGCAATCAATTGTGCAACTTATCTAATTCAAATGATCAAACAATTCGTTCAACCTAATTTGGAAGAAAAACTAGGTAGTGAAAATATTGGCATCAGAATTGGCATCGATTATGGTCGAAATGAAGATGTTGTTTGGGGTTATTACGGTCATGGTTTAATTAACGAGGTAACAGCCACATCATTCTTTGTTGACGCTGCTGCAAAACTACAACAAAAAGCACCAAAAAATTCCTTAATGATAGGTCAATCAATTAAAGAATTATTAGGTCTAGATAATGAACACTACAAAATCAAGGAAAGTAATAGCAATGAGAAAGATTACTATCTAACGCCAAACTATATAGGGAGTGATGGGCATAAAATTAATTACAAACAATTTGTTTTTGATACTAAAAAATACTTCTTACAGTTACCTGGAGCTAACTCAAAATTAAACAAAGACAAAAGAATAAAGATAGATGTAAAAATAAGGGATAGTCGACATGCCCCAAATGGAATTCCATATGAAAGATGTACATCCTCAATACCAAAAAACAAATATCTTTATATACATATTGAATTCGACCCTAGACATCAATTAAACACAGACTGTTTGCAATTTAAATGTGATGTATATAACACTGGTGATGAAGCAAGGGCAGCAAACCCTGAAACATTAGATAATCACACAACACTTATAAAAGATATTAAGATTAATCATGACACTGGACGCTATTCGGCAAACCATTTCGAACATACATCCTATAAAGGCCTCCATAAAATCATTGTGTCAGTGATAATCGATAACAAAGTTGTTGAACAAGATGAATATTCAATCTTTATCAACTGATGATAATTTATAAAAATATGTTCTGCGACTGAGCCCCATTTTCCTCCATGGCTTCATGGTGTCTAATGAACCATTTTTCTCGGTCGCCCGCCACCTTTGCTTTTTTACCTCTCATAGATTGAATTTCAGTGGAATGAGTTCTAATCACGTAATCATCGAAAGATTCCTGACTAAAAGTCGACACATTGAAATCTATCGTCTACTCACCAATCGACGTTTGCCACTAATCAGCTCATCATTACGCTTATCGTCTTGCTTCATGATGTTGTCGTATTCTTCTTTGGTGAAGCCTTTTTCATCAGGATATTTAGCTTTGAGCATCATCTGAAATTCAGTCATGGTTAGCTGTTCGGCCTCTTCTCGATTCATACCAAAGTGCGCACGAGCAGAGCTGATGTAGTCAATTGCCATAAACTCATCTGAGAATTCGTTTTTGCCTTCATTGCGTTGAAGTTTACGGATCTTCGCTTTACCGATAATTCCGTGAGTGAATAATTCTCGAGCAATAACGATAATGTCAGCGATTGGCATCTTACCATTTTTATAGACAATACCTCGCTTACCCGATCTCCATTCGCCAATGATTTCAGAACAATCATCATCACAACACGCCTGCATCACTATCATTGCAGTTTGTAGGATATTGCGTCCGTATGTTGGTTTGCTAATGGCTTTTATTAACCACTCAGGAATAACCCTGTAGCTCATTACGGCACGAGTAATTAACTCTTGCACCTCAGCACCATTTAATTGACCGTAGGCTTTCACAATCTGTTTAGGCTCACCAATTTTTGTGATATTGATGAACGATGGTCTAAATAAGTAATCCTTTTTATCAGTAGAGATAACCATCTCCCCGATTTCTAAAATAGGTGTCATAATCCCTCCTGAATATTATCAAGGGCACTCGAAAGCACCCTTTGTAATATTAAGCAGCGGTAACAGTGACCACGCATTTTGCTGTTTTACTGCCATCTTCAGATGTGACAGTGATATTTGCAGTACCTTCGGCAACACCACGCACAGTGACCACATTCACAATCTGGGTAACTGTTGCAAAGTTCGGCTTATCGCTTACGGCAGTGTAGTTTTTGTTCGTCGCATCGGTTGGGGTAAATTTGACGGTAAATGTCTTGGTTTCGCCGACTTTTACAGACAGAGTTGCCGGCTCGACGGCAATACTTTCAACAACGATTTCTTCTTGTAGCCATTCAACCGTTTCTGCATCAGCAACTTTCAATTCACCTGAATAGGTAGAGATTTCTTTTGTTGGAAACTCCATAGACCATGATGTGAAAGCCATATAACCTTCGATTACGTCAGTTCCATCGCCTTTCATATCTAACTGCACCCAATATGACGGCTGACGACCGGCTTTAACTTCATCAAGGATTTCTTTAGCAATATCAAAAGCAGAAGTAGAACCTGTTACACCAGCTTTTTTCAATTCACCATCAAAGCTAATTGTCACATCAGCACCAGTAACAATGGACTCCGACAATCCTTTTGTATCATCTGCGTTAGATGTCACTGTTTCCATACCAAAGTCTGTAGACTTACTTGTCAGCGCACCTAGTCGCATATATTGGTTTTGTAATGGTCTTTGATTAGAACAGCCTTTTGCAATGCGCAGAATACCTGCGTTACCCATCACTAGGCCTTTATCATCGGGGCATTGTGCCATGTTATAACCTCTTTATTTGCAAATAAAAAAGGCCGCATAAGCGACCCATGTTAGTTTGATTTTAATCCGCGACTGATAACCCGAACCGTGTCGCCGACTATCGTTGTAATGTAAGCATGATCTGTTCGTTTAATATCAAATGATGGGATAGCGTCTTTCTTTGTGTGTTCAACCCGCGCCACGATATCCTTATTTTCAGGTTCAGGATAAAATTCCAAGCGGTACATTTCTCCCAAGCAGTGTACTTCTTCTACTTTACGGCCTTCTCGTTCAGTAATTAATTTAAGTGCGTACATAGTTATATTCCTTAGTTTTTTTAAACAGCAAAAAAAAGGCCACCGAAGTGACCTGTTGAGATGTGTTTAATTTAAGATGTACAGCGGAAAGAAAGTGGGATGACAAACCTACCTTCTGTCGTTTGAATTGGATTAACAAAACCAGATGTATTGATAATAAAACCAATGTTATGACTTCTAGAGTGACATCTTACATACTCTAGTATTTCGTTAGCTCTCTGAACAATAAACTCAATCCACGCCTTACCAGATATGAGTGAAACGGTGAAGAAATCATCACCACTTAAATCATCAATACGACCAGTTCCGTTTGGTTGCTGAAATACGATATATGAATCTGAATCATTACCTTCTTTTTCATTCCAAATATAATCCTGCTGAATGAAGCCATCAGATAACCCTGATTCAGAAAAATAGTTTTTCAGTCTCTCAAAGGTCGTCATATTTTAAGTTCCTCAGCAACAGCCTGATCAATCATTTGCTTCGTTTCCTCAAATCCCTTCAGGAGGAATTCTTTCTTAGCATTAAGTCTGCGGAAAGTTTGTTTAACATTAGGATCATGAACAAAAACAGCATACGAAGCAGAATAACCAACGCGACCAGTAAATAGAGTACCTTTTACTTTTACATCTCTAAATTGTGAATTAATGAGCACTTTAGTGTCAATTGGTGTGTATTTTGCAGCTTGCCTGCCACCAATATCTAGCGCTCTATGCATGGCTCGAGCTATCTTCTTTGATGCTATGCTTCCAACCAGAGAGTTTAAGTTAGATATCGCATTACCTATTCCTTTTACTTTTGTCCCCATAGTTACACCGCCGTTGTTAGTGTGTAATCATCTAGACCGCCATTAATATCACGGTCTCTATCGATAGACTTAATCCTACTAGCACCATGCAAAAATGGCTCTCTGTCTTCATGCTTACCAATGGCGATATAATCTTCTTGAGATGCTTCGCTATACTCAGTCCAAATAACATTCTTAATAATTATTTCAGTACCAATAGTTTTACTACCATCTTTAAAGCTACTTCCGTAATCACATCGGATATGGATTGGCTCTGAAAATATAGGCTTCCCGTATTTATCTTTACCCTCAACTTTCCAGATGGTTGCCCACCCTTTGCAAAAGCGTCGCAGGATTTTTCCCATATCACCCCCGAAACACATCGAACTGAATGATACCTACGGGGCGTTCAATAGGAAGACTATTAGTACATCCATTGGTATCTAGGGAAGACAGCATTTTTAACAATGTTTTTCTGCCATCAGAAAAATACTGATATGAAACAGAAGCGCCAGAAGGTGCGTGCTCTGACGCGATTTTACGAACATCAGCAGATGATAATATAAGGATAACCGAATACAGTTTAATTAAAGCAATTACCGCATCTGAATATCCTGCGCTATCAAGGCAAGTATCAATAGTGTCCACTATAGATATGGCAGAGTTTATAACAAGACTTGTTGCCTCAAACCCCATCACCTCTAATTGCTCATTAACTTGCTCAACCGTAATCGCAATAGACATGATCACTCCTCATGGATAAATAAGGGGCGACTGCCCCTCACATTACCCACCAACACTGGTATCTTTGCCAAATGAAACCATAACGCCAGCAGTATCTTTAATATCCGTAGCAATTTGCTTCCAGTTAGCTACCGCGGCAATCTGTTCGTTAGTTGGGGATTTGATGCTATCTTTGCTCCACTGGTAACCACGCAAACCAATAGTAAAGTCGTACTCACCTTGCATTAGTGCCTTAATATTTTCTTGCCCTAATACATCCTGAGCCTTCATGATTAGTGGTGATGTTTGAACCGCAGCAGCACCAGTCACTAAACCTAGCGAATGTTGTTTGTCTGCATCTGATAAAGCTGGAATATCAGAGATAACAAAACGACGGCCAAGATTATCTTGTTTAATGGCGACGTTGCCAATTTGGAATAGGTTATTTGTGTTGGTTAATGTCTCATCCATAAAGTCGTTGAATGTTGCACCATCCATCAACCAAGCAACAATACGCGAATATGCATCACCGAATGGACGTGTTGCTTTATTTAAACCTCTTAATGATGGTGTTTCACCTCCAACAGTAACGGCTGTTTTATTACCAGAAATAGCTGCTTTTAATGCCGCGCCAGCAGTATTCAGGTAATCTTGTAACATGGCTTCTGCTGATTGAGCAGCAACTACCGCAGCCGCTTCTGATACGTCCTTACCTAGTCGCTTCATCATTGTCGGGGTAACTGAGACAGGGCCAATACGACCATCAACCTTAATCATACGGTCAAGGATTTGCCCCAATTCTTGTGGCGTTAGATTACCTGAACCATATGCATTGCGTCGCTGAGCCAACCCACCAAGCAACTGCCATGATGTTTGCTCAATGTAATCACCGATATGATCACCATCACCAATAACTAAAGCACCACCAGATGCTTCGTTAAATTGACGGACAGCCTGAGCAACCAACTCTGTTGCCGCTAGAGACACTTGTTTTTGAAAAATATATAAAGACATATAAATTAATCCTCTTGGATATTAGCAATGATTTCACGTGCGCTGTCCACTAACGGATTCGCGCTTTTGGGTTTTTCACTGCCTCCGGCTGGTGATTTCCCTTTACCGCCTTCCCCTCCGGTTCCGGTGGCTTTACTACCAATAATTACTGGAGCAAATAACGGGTTACTACGAAATTCTTTTTCTAAATCATCAATGGTAAATGCAGAAGGATGACCGTTAGCATCAACCACTCGCGTTTTACCGTCTTCTACTGATAATCGAGATTTAATGTGTGGCATGATTAACGGAGCAGCGTCACCAGCAAGCTTTGTAGCCACAGTTTGAGCAACGTTATCAACTAATAGCGTATGTAGACTCGCGTCTTTCTCCTGCAGCTGTGCTAATAACTCGTTTTCACGCGTCTTTAACTTTTCAGCCCAGCTTTTTTCTAGTAATTCGATATCGCCATTTTTACGCGCTTGATCTTCTGCTGCTTTTTTTGCAGCCTCTTCAGCTTGCCGGCGTTTCTCCTGCTCTGATTTTTTCTCAGAAAGTAATTCATCAACTTTCTTTTGAAGACCTGACACATCTGGAATTTCTGGCATACCTTCGATTTGAAGTTGGTAATTACCACCAGACTCTTTGTAAAGAGCCTTTTGCTCATCAGTTAATGCGTCAAATTCTTCTTTCGTTAATAAATATTTAAACATCGTAAAACCTCTGGTTTAGATGGTGCAGTCTCTAACTGCGGATAATAAAAAACCCACTCAGTGGTGGGTTTGTGTTATTTCAATTCAATTCCTGCTCGCTCAAACGCTTTAGGCGCAAACTTTTGCATATCTTTAAGTGTCATTGGTTTAAAGTTTTTATGTAACTGCAACTGTGCGAATCGCTCTGGAGATAAACCACCATCACGAAACAACTTCCCTCTAGTCGGACCCAATATTAAATCCTGTCTTTTGGCCGGTTGCCTAGATAGCCATTCATAATAGCTTTCTTCTCCCCATTCAGATCTTCCTATTGGTTTAGTTATTATCAAATTAGCAAATTTATCATTAAGTATTGGCAATCGCTGACTTCGGCAGTTTGGGTGTAATGGTGGCATTGGGCCAGCCCCAACAGGATATCGGTTTCCTGATAAAGCCCTACACGTCGATGATGTTTTGTTGTCCAGTATTGCGCTGAATTCTTCCTCTTTAATTAAATCGTCATTCTCCTTATAAAATTCCTGAGCCGCACATGTATGAGCATGCTGAATTGCCGTATTTGCAATTGTTCTGTAGTTGTAAGTAATTCGAGATATCGTCGATGTAGAGACCTGTGTTTTATCAATTGCAGCCCCATTAATAGTGGACTGTAGAACTTGAATGTTACTTTGAGCAGCCATAGCCAAAACAGTCTGATTCTCTACTTGCTGGATAGAGCTAGTCACCCAAGATGATATAAATTTCTTGAGAAATAAAGAGCCGCCCCAAGCGGTTAATATCAGCGGCACATTTAAAATGGCTTTTTTAACTTTCTCAGCATCAGGCTTGCTTACTTCATTTGTTACTATCTGCGATAAGCTATCAACTTCAAGTTGGCTTGACTCAACACCGATATCGAGAACAGATTGCAGTAAATGCTCAGAGTAACTGGTCAGAACTGGTGATAGCTCTCGCTTTAACTCAGCAATGATGGCGTTTAGTTTTGACCTCGATGTTATCTGACCTGAGAAATTAGCTAACGCCTTAGCAACAGCCGCTCTTAGCTCTCTTTGCATTTCCTCACTATCAACAATGCCAGCTTTGAGTCGTTCTAGGAGAATTTGGATCATCATTGAATTATCTAACATCAACTGCGATTGCATATTCACCTCTACATCATTGAGTTAGCTCGCGATAATTCTATCTCTTCGATAACATCCTCAGCTTTCTCATCTTGAGGGATGATATTGATACTTTGCAGGTACTTAACAAAATCAATCAATCGCATAGCCCCAGATTGGAGAGAAGCAAGGAGAGCTGTGATTGCTTGCGAGTCCAGTTGAGCAATATCGTAAACTTTGTTTATCTCAATAGTTGCCTCACCACTCCCCTCAAACTGAATGCAGAAATTAAGTGCTCGGTTAACGGCCTTTTCGACGTTTCCTGAACACAACGAAAGCACTGAATTATCTGTTTGAGCCTCATCCTGTGCCTGAGTCGCTGTTCTTGCTGATGTCCCGCGTTCAACTAGCTTAGCTCCTAGCATTGCCATCTGCTTTTCTCTGCGCTCAGCTAGGTTTATTTGAATGTTTCTGTCTTCTGGCTGCGCAAATTTCATATCACCACCCTGTGGCAGCAACACCCCTTTGCGTGAACCAACAGTAAACCCTTCAGACACGTGTCTTTCAACCCAATCATCAGTAAGGCCAGTTAGTGCAATCATCGGCTGACCGACAGTATGTGCAGACTCTGCGATATCAGCCTCAACTTGATAATGTTTGATATTTAAGTACGCAATATCTGCAAGAGGAGGAGCATCAGGGGTGTGATCATTGTTCATTGAACCAATCCATGACCACGGCAACTCCCTTAATGGAATGCCGTGTGCATCCTTTAATACAACCCACTCTGTAACTTTTATATCTCCATCTTCATACCAGCGACGAGAGCAAGCTACATTGTTAACAAGCCTTAATTCAATCCAGTTATTCTGCATTTGCAGTTCAAAATCATCTGTATCTACTGGCTCCTGATATTTGAGGACAACGAGGGATGTTTTCCCGTTCGTTACACGCCAATTGATAATTTCTTTTGCTGTAAACAACCGAATATAGGAGCGACCTTTATTAGCCTCTGACTGAATACCTGAACCACTAAAATCACTTAATAAACCTGCTCGACCACGCTGTAAGTTTTGCGATAACGCATCCCTTATCATTTGAGTAAGTGGCTGACCTTGACCGTCAATATCAGTTTCTAAATACTCAACATCACCACTAATACTAATCTTTACTGGCTTACTGAAAGCAATACCAAGTAAACCACTAAGTGTCCTACCCGTGGCATTCAGAAAGGATGCTCTAGCTAAATAGCGCTTATAACGCTCATTACCCTTATCATCTTCATCTTTGTTATCTGCCGGATGAGGGAGGTATTTATCTTTCTTGCTTTTAACAACTCGTTCACCATCAACACAATCGCCAACCATGTCCCATTCAGGCAAAAACTCATTGTAAGCTGGATGCTTGTAATCAACGTTTGTATTCATGTTAGTTCCAGTTAAATTCTATTTTCTTAGTCAACCGTTTAGTATTTCTTCGACTCACTGCAAAATATCTAAATCCATCAGCATCATGTGACGTGTAATCGTGAAGCGGCTTATCTTTCCAACAGCCCCGCTTGTCATCCCACTCTTTACGATAAGCTTCTAGATGAGCAATGCCTTCACTACATTTATGCTCATCAAACACGCAAAGTGGCAGAATTTCACGTACTGCCTCGATACCTTCATCAACTGAAAGCTTCGGCACTACTTCAAATCGGATTGAGTAAATTTGTCCGTCGATTTCGTACCCCTCACGCGCTAATTCACGCCGAGATTTCGCATCCGAACCAAACTCACGGTTATCGATATCATGAGGGCCATTGTGACTTGCATATGTGTAGCCTTTATCCTTCAACACTTTCATGTAGTGCCGTAGACCTTCACCACTGTTTGAGTAGTGATCAATGACGTGGAACTCTTCGCCCACTTCACGAATAAACCAAATTGACGTTGAGTCACCCACACCAATATCCCAGTACGTGTGAACCGGTAAGTGCGAGTTATCAGGAAGTGTGCCAATGCGTTTATTTTCGTACAGGAAGCGGAACTGCTTGGCGTAGTAAGCGCCTTCAACCGATTGCTGGAATGCCTCAGACGGTATTGACGGGTATTCCCGCTTCATGTCGTCGCCAAGCGTTTTCTCTTTGGCGTAGTACCATGCTTTTTGTCGCTCGTTTAATTGAACACCATGTTTGCTGGCTATCTCATCGAAATAATCAACTAACCGTTGCGGTAATGGCTCAACAGGGTTGATGGCATACTCTGGATTCTTCCACCATGAGAAGAAAAAGAACTTCCAGTCTAGGTTAGAGAGA